CGGTGAAGGCCGCGTTGAGGCTCAGGACTTGCGTCCTCGACGGCCCGGTACGCTCTTTCAGCGCCTCGACATCCTTGAGCAGCCCCGGTTGCCCGTTGCCGTACACGTCGTGCCGGATGTCCTGCACCGCCGTGTGGACGGCGAGGAGCAGCTCGCGGTCCGTCATGTTGCGTGCATCCGCCATGCCGCCCTGCTCCTAACTCAGCGTCACGGTAAACCAGCCAGGGGCGCCGGTTCCCTCGTTGTCGAACACCTGCAGGACCCGCGTAGCGCCGGATCGGTAGAAGTTGAACTCCCCTGTCGCTATCCCGGTGGTGTCGGTACGCGGACTGTCGGTGATCGGGGCGACCACGAGGCTGTTGAGCAACGCGATGCCCGTCGGCGTGGAGTTCAACGCCGCGATCAGGCGCTGGATGGTCGCGCGGTCGTATCCGCTCTGGTCGTTCACTCGTCGTCTCCGGTGGGCCATTCCTGCACCACGACCCGCACCTTCTGGATCCCGTCGGGCTTCATGTCGGTGATCTCCTCCACCGACACCGCAAGGCCGTAGACCGTGGTGGTCTGGCCGGGCAGCTGGAACGCGAACGGCGACGCCGCACCGGATCCATGCGCCGAGAACAGGTCACCGAGGTTGTCGAGGTCGGTGATGGCCCCGCCGAGCGTGTTGCGCGTGGCGTTCAGCTCGATCACGAAGACGTGCTCGACGATCGTGTCCGGTCGCTCGTCGTACACCATGTCGAGCGTGCCGCGCAGCTTCGGCGGGGTCGTGTCGTCGGCCGAGGTGCAGATGATCTGCGGCTTGTAGAAGTGCCCCGAGACGGTCGTGAGCGGGACGCCGGCCGTGGCGGGGTAGATGAACTTGTGCCCGTCGGTCACGATGGCCGACCCGACGTTCACGTAGTCGCGCGAGTCCACCTTGAGCGCGATCTGGAAGTAGTTGGACGCGTCCACGTCCTCCGCCTGGAGCACGAAGTACCGCGGGTTCTTGTGGAGGTTCGGCGATCGCAGCATCGTAGTCCCGTACCAGCGGGACGTGCCGGTGAAGTAGCGGTACAGCGGATCGGAGATGTCGCGGTCGGCGCTGGAGAGCGTCCAGTAGTCCGCGTTCTGGTCGTCACCGGTGATCAGCGTGGGGTTCGTGCGAGCTCCAGTAGACCCCACCATCGCGCATTCCACGCCCTCCAGATAGGCGAATGGGAACCACGCGGGGCGGCCAGTCGAGGCGGTCGATCCCCCGTATCGCCCGTCGTCGAACTCGCCGCGGTAGATGTACGTGTTTCCCTCTGGCGTCAGGACGGATGCGAACAGCGCGTCCTTGTAGGGCCAGACGGCGATCACGCGGCCGTTCGGCCCCTCGTATCTCCGGTCGGCGCCCGGCCCTGCGGGGTTCTCCACCTGACCGGGGATCGTGGCCTTGAGGCCGATCGAGGTCGTGATGTACGACCAGCCCCAGAGGGTCTGGATCCACTTCGCGTTCTCCGCGTTCCGCTGGCCCCGCAGAGACTCGAGCACGCGGGTCGAGATGCCGAGGTCGGTGAACCCGAACGCCCCGATCTCCGATCCTGCGAGGGCCGAGCGGCCGTACGTCCCCAGCCCCGTGTTGGGGATGCCGGGGTCGCCCACGAGGAAGGGGTTGGAGCGCGTGACGAGCTGATCTTGCGAGTAACGCAGCACGGAGTCGGTCGAGTCCTCCGGGTCGACCATCCAGATCCGGTCAGGGCCGACGACCACCGGGCCGGCATAGACCGGCAGGGCGTCGATCTCCACGTCCGCGTACGTCGCGGTAGCGGACGAGACGGAGACGCGGCGCTGCATCGGCGAGAGACTGCCGAGGCCGAGATACCCCTTGTTGCGCCACATCGCGGCCCCGCGCACATTCGCGTCCCACTGCTTGAACGCGACGGCCTCCATCGTCGTGGGGTTGACCTGGAACGAGAACGCCCCGCCGTGAAGGAAGACCTCGCCGCGGTCCTCGTCCATCAGCACGACGGTCTGCGGGACAGATGACGCAGTGCCGCCGCCGAACGGAGCCGCCCCGAACGGGAACGCTCCAAACGCGGCCGTATAGACCGGATAGGAAGCAACGACAAACAGCACATTGCGGCGAGAAGTGCTGGTCACAGCCGCCGAGAGCGTCGCGGTGCGAGTCCCTGTCGCTCCTGCGTCCACCGATGCCGTCGCGGACATCAGGTTGATGATCCCGTTCCGGGCATCGACGATCTCAGCCATGCCAGATGGCGCGGTGAACGTCCCAGCAGGGGATCCCTTCGTCCACACGCCCGTCAGCAGTGCGTTGTCCACGGCAGATGTGACGCTCGGTGCGGTCGAATCGACCGAAGATACCCCCGATGGGTCGTTCCCCCATGCACCGACCGCGTTGACGGGGGTGAACAGATCTACCCCTCGGAAGGTGATCGCCGCTGCGATCCCCGTCTCGTTTGCGGCGAAGTTGAACGTGAGCGCACCCGTGGCATCGATCCTGCGGTAGTAGATACCGGAGGTCGGGTCGCCGCTGATGTTCGGTTCGTTCGCCGTGAATCCTGACGGTGGAGTCACGCTGTACTGGTTCGCGGCAGAGATCACCACGACCACGAGATCGCCGACCGCCGTCCCGACATCAGGAGTGATGTTGAACGTGTTGGCGGCCGAGAACGTGGCCGTGGTCGGCGTGCCGATCACCTCAGCCGTGGCGACGAACTGAGACGCCTGGGCGATCGTCAGGAGGTCGATCGGGTTGCGCTTCGGCCCCGGCAGCAGCAGTGACTCGTACAGCGTGTCCATGTTCTCGGTGTAATCGACCGCGAGCAGACCGCCCGCCGGATCTTCACGCGAGAGGCCGTGCGGGCCGTTGATCCGCCACGACGCCACCTTCTGCACGCCGGGGTCGGACGGCTGGCTCTTGCGCTTCTGACGCGACCACGCGCGCTTCCCGGCCGGGAGCTGGGAGTCCGATACCAGTTGGTAGGTCTCGCCGTTGAGCAGGACGCGGTTGGTCTGTACGGGCATCAGTTCAGCCGCAGGACAAGCGCGCGAGAGGCGGCGTAGGTCACGTCTGCGTCGGGGTCGAACGTCGCGGGGATCGTCCCGGCCGTGACGGTGACGGTGCCGCTCATCTCGTTCAACCCGGCAGCCGCAGCTTCGTCCCACGGGTCGGCACCGGTCGTCCACGCCGTGACGGTCACGTCCGCCGTGCCGTCCGGGTTGACCGCGGTGTAGTAGAGCCCGCGCTTGACGAACACCGCGGGGCTCAGGGCGTGGGTGACGACGCCCGTACCGGAGATCGCTGCGGTGGTGACATCGATCGTCTTGGTCTGGCCGTCGTTCTCGAACAGCGCGAGGCCGATCGTCCCCGCCGTACCGACCGCCGTGACGTTGAACTTGAGCGACGAGACGATCTGGTCGTGCATCACCTCGACGATCCCGACCTGCATCGTGGTGTTGACGTTGAGCTGCACCGTCGTCTGCGCCACCGAACCGGGCGCGTGGGCAGCCTGCGGCCCCTCGACCAGCGCCACGTCCATCGGGACGGCCTTGTCGATCGCGACCGCAATCGAGGCAGCGACCGACGCCCCGGCAGTGGGCTTGTACTGCTTGATCACCACCTGCGTTGCGGCCACCGGAGGCTTGGACGGCTCGGTCTGAGCGTTCGGGGCCGGGTCTCCCAGCAGGACTTCGACCGTGCCGTCGTCGTTTGCGACGATCGTGTTCCAGCGGGTGTTCGACGGGTCGGAGACGAGCGTCACGGTGTCGCCCGCCACGACGATCGGATCGGCGTCGATCATCGCGATCCCGGCCGCGACCACGACATCCATGCTGATGCCGGACTCGGTGCATCCGATCCCGGAGATCACGCCATAGGTGTTCGTGCGGCCGAATTGCTCACCGTCCACAGCGGTGCAGAACTCCACGCTGTTCTCGACATCAAACGTCATGCTGTCCTCCTAGACCGGCCCGATGGTGACCCTTGTCAGGGGCGCACCTACCGGGAGATCGGTGACGTTCTCGAGGAAGCGCGCCCAGATGCCGGACTCACCCTTGTCGCTCCTGACGGCCGGGTCGCCCGAGAGGATGCGGTCGTAGCGCGTCCGATCCACCCCCGGCTTGATGTTGCTCAGGAGGAAGTGCGCGAGCCCCGCCTCCAGCACTCGCGCGTACTGGTCGTCGATGTACTGGCTGTCGGTCGTGACCTGCTCGAACACGCGGCGGCAGTAGACCTGGATCTGCTGGTTGCCCGGGAGAGACTGGAGCTCCACCACGGGAGCACCGCCGACGTTGCGGACGTTCTTCACCACGCGCCACGGCTCGTACGCACTCGACCCGTAGTTGCGCAGCGACGTGGGGATCGTCCCGTTGGACTGGAGCATCACGGCGCCGGAGAACGTGGCGGAGACGTTGGAGTTCGCGACCTGGCACACGCTCGCGAGTGCCGTCTGGGTCGCGGTCAGGGTCAGCGAGACCTCCAGCCATTCGGGGACGCCGGATCCGGTGTGGTAGTCGCTCCACGTCGTGGTCACGCCGTCCGAGATGCCGACACGCGCAGTGTTGGCCGTGCTGCACGTGACCCACTTGCCGTCACGGATCGGCCCGTTCCCGCTCGCCTGGTTCCCGCCGCGCGTGAGGTAGTTGGTGAGCCCGCTGGGGATCGTCTGTGTCAGCGTCACGTCCGCGCCTGCGCGCGTCAGGATGGCCGCGTACCCGCCCCGCTGGGTCGTGGTGGTGCGCTCGACCGTCCCGCCCGATCCAGCCAGCACCCACGAGTCCGGCGCGGCGTCCGGGCCGTCGGCCCACAGCGAGAAGTCCTCGTTGTGCAGCATGATCGGGCTGTTGGACATGAACACCGCGTCCACGTCACCAGCTCCGTTGAGCCACGTGAGGGGCTGGAGACTGTAGGACCGTTCTCCGGGGATCGCCGGGATGGCGAAGCGGTACGACCGCTTGGACTTCCTCAGCGCCTCGGCGAGCGCGTCGCGGAACTCCGCGAGTGTGTAGTCCTGCCGCGCGACGAGGATGTACGTCTCGCCGGCCGCGAACGCCGTCCGGGTCGCGAACGTCGCGGTGCCCGTGAGGTCTACCCACGTGTCGATGAGTGTCTGCTTGCTCGCCTCGTCGGGGGCCAGCGGGAAGATGAGGCGGTACTGCTGCCCACCGTAGGCGTTGTTGTCGCCCGTGGTGTTCACCAGCCCGTTCAGGACGGCGGTCGTGGTGGTAGACGCCCCGATGGTGCCCGTCTGGGCCCCCATGAGCTTCGCGACGTGCTCGATGAGGGTGGCGCGATCGGTCATGAGAAGTACCCCGGCAGCAGCGTCACGTCCGCCGTCTTGCAGTCGATCAACGCGGTGGGCTGCGATCCCGCCGAGAGCATCGCGATCTGACTCAGCGACGGGACGATGTTGCCCCACGAGTGCATCGTCGCCACGTCCGCGTTCGAGAGCGCGCCCTTGCCAGTGATAACGCAGAGCGCGTTGGAGTCGATCCAGTTGGCGGCGCTGGCGTTAGCACGCCCAACGTCCAACGTTGACGAGGTTAGTGCGGGGATGCTGGACTGCCCCAGCGTCGTCCGTGAACCGCCGTTGACCGACACGCCCAGCGTGGTCGCGCTCCAGTCTCCGGTCGCGAACACGATGTCCCCGACCGCAAACGTCTGTGCCGCCGTCTGCGCCGCACCGAACGATCCGCCACCGCGGCCCTGCGATATCTTGTTGGAGGACTCCTCGTAGTAAAGGAGGAGCAGGTTCGATCCGTCGTCAGCCCAATCGAGCAGGCGCGGAGCGCCGGTTCCGGGTTCGGCTGTGGACGGGAACCCCCATCGCACCCATGCCGCCCACCACCCCTGCGTCGGGGTGAACAGCCCCGCCACGGGGATCTGCACACGCCCAGCGGTACGGGATGCCGTGCCGCCGTCCGTCTCGATGTATGGGGTGGCGACAGGCCCCGTCTCGACCTGCCACCCACCGATGCGCCACGTCCCGGCCTGCTGGACGGTCGTCTCGATGTACGACGCCTCGTTGAGTGCCAGTGCCCCCGTGGTGGCTGTGACCTGCACTTTCTGCGGCGTCGCGGTCAACACCACAGCGGTGCCGCCCTGCTTACCCGCTACGCTGTCGGACAGCGTAGCCCGCACCGTAGCGGCGCCGGAGACGAGCCACGCCCATGCGGAGACGGTGTACTGCGTACCTGCCAGCCCGCCGTCGATCGCCTGCGACGGGCCTTCGTTCGCCGCGGCGTTGCCAGACACGACCTCGAACGCCGTGCTGCCGAACTTCACCGCGCCCGACGTGACCTGCGTGGTCGTCGAGGAGTTGTCCGTGATGCCGGTGGTGTTGGTGGTGGCGTTGCCGTTGTCGTTGAGGTTCGTCGCTGCGGGCCATACGCCATAGCCACCGGGGATCGCCAACCCATCGCCCTGCGTCGCAGTCTGACGCGGCACGGTCGCCGCTACGCCACTCGGCGTGTCGATCTGCACGCCACCCGTGAAGACGACCTGTTTCACGCCCGTGGGCGGGCGCATCACGGTGGTGAGCAGCGTGCTCAGCGGCATCGCTAGACCGCCACCGACTGCGCGCCAATCACGTAGACCTCGCTGTTCGCAGCTGGCGTATAGCCCCCAGCGGTGACGAGGTAGGCGAACAGGTGCGTGCCCGCGAGCTTGACCTGCTTGCCGAGGTTCGCCTGCTCGACGATGAGCGCGTTCGATGAGGCCGCAGGGAGCGCTGGAGTGCCGAGCGCGATCTGACCGAGGTAGGACGCGAGGTCTGCGGTCGCCAGCGTCCATGCGCCGTTGTCCGCGATCGCTGATGGCGGAGTGACGGAGTACAGGTAGAGCGTGAACGAGGTCATGCCTGCCGGTACTGCCGCGATGCGGGGCTCCAGCAGGGCGGACGTGATGATGATCTGCGACGCGCTCGGCCCCATGATGCCGAGGTCGATCGCCCCACCGACCACGTCGTTCGCGGTGTACGGCGTCTGGTTCGCCGGACGGGTGACGGCGGTCTGCGTGCCGTAGCCGTTGGACGTGGCTGACGTGATCGCACTGACGCTGATCGTCGCGCCGGACTCGATGTTCACATCGACTTCGGTCGCCATGATGACCGGGGAGTCACCCGTCATGGAGACGAAGATCTCACGCGCCGCAGCCTCGGCGCCCGAGGAGACGATCGTGAACGCATACGCCCCGGTCAACTCGGCGACAAAGGTGTTCTTCCCGTCCGCCGCAGTGTACGTGACGGCCGTGCCGTCCCTGTCCACGAGCTCCGTGTACGGCGGGTCGAAGTCCACCATCGTGCCGTCGAGCGCGCCACTCGTCTGCCGCATCGAACCGGAGGGGAACGGCTTGACGGTGAACGTGACGGTCGTGCCCGTCATGGTGGGGAAGGTGAGACGCACGACTGAGTGTCCGGCGCACACGATGGGGAGCGATGCGGTCTCACCCGAGTCGATCGTCGCGATGCCGCTGACGACCTTCGTGGTGTTCTGCGCGTACTTGAACGGGGTGGTGGTTGCCATGTGCCGCAACCTTTCTGGGTGCGCGGTCTTGTGCTGTGGTGAGCGGCGGGGAGTGGCAGTCCTCCCCGCCGCTCGATCCGCTAGGCCGGGATGCCGTAGTACACGGCGTCGTTCGCCTGGTTGACCTGCCACGAGTCGCCCGTGCCGGCGGTGTAGCCGTCAGCCGGGGCGATGTTCGCGGCGTCGTTGTCGAAACTGTTGTTGTTGACGAAGTTGCCACCGCCACCGCCAGAGAAGTCGATGTTGGTGGTCGCCTCGTCGTGGATGTTCCACGTGTAGTACGACTTCGTGAACGGCATATCGATGTGCTCGGTGTTGTCGAGGAAGCGGTTCCTCGTCACCACCCACCAGCTGGGGTTCGCCTGCGCCGTCGAGGTGTTGACGATGCCCGAGGCCAGCGTCTGGAAGAAGCAGTCCTCCACGCGCACGAACCCGGATCCACCGATGTCCTCGATGCCGATCGTGCTGGTCGTGTCCGCTGCGTTGAAGCGACAGCCACGGATGATCGCGTGACCACCCTCCAGCGGGTCGGCGGGGTAGATCTCGATCCCCGCGATCCCGGCAGCCGGGACAAAGAGGAGGTTGTGAGCCTCCCAGCCCGGTTCCTGGAGCCGCAGCAGCGGTTCATCAGCGGTCGCCGATGCCGGAGAGCGCCACGCCGCACCGTTGCCGGGGAGCACGACGCCACTGGCAGTCGTGTGACGTGGGCCGCCACCGAACAGACCGATGATCCTGACGCCGTAGATGTCCGCAGGCGTCTCGACCTGCTCACGGATGTCCCCGTTGACGTAGATCGTGGCGTTGCATCCGAGCCCAGCGCGTACCGAGTTGATCTGCGTGAGCCGGGCGAACGCCGCGGCCATCGTGGGCAGCGGAGAACCCTGACCGCCCGTGTTGCCCGTCTGACCGAGCACGGTGTCCACGTACAGGACCGGGCCACCGCCCGGCGCAGCGGCCGTGCGGCCGGCAGCGGAGACGCCGTTGTAAGTCATCGGAGGTGCAACCATGTCAGACCTCCTTACGACTCACGCGGGATGCGGAACGCGCCGATGATGCAGGTGTTGGTGCCGACCAGGACGCGGACGGTGCCGTTGTCCTGGACGTACTGCCCACCCGGCACGACGAGGAGACAGGCGTCACCAGCCCCGAGGGACTGTGCGCTCCCATCTCCCAGCCCTGCGTTCATCGACGGCGGGTTGTCGCCCGCGATGAACGTCACCGTCGCGGCTCCTGCGGAGTAGACGGAGATCACGAGGTCGGACGTGTTGCCCGCCGCGGCGATCACCGCGTACTCGCCTGACGCGACAGACTCGATGTTGGCCGCGGCGGTGATGATGTCCGCCGAGATCGTCCCCGCGACGAACGGGGTCAGTGCGACTGCGATGTCGGTCATGGTTACGCCGCCTTCACGATCTCGAAACGGCCCATCTGGCTAGCACGGACGGTCTTCGTGCCGTACACGTCGATGCCGAAGTGCAGCGTCGCGGGCTCGCCGGGGACGAACTGGTCTTCCATGTCGAGCATCTGGCCGCAGAACGCCGTCGCCCGCGACCACCCGAAGATCACGTCGCGGTATGCCGCACCCGTGTCGCCGACCGGGCACTGGTTGGACTTGAAGATCTCAAGGCCCTGCACAGTGCGCCCGATGTACCGATCGCCGTAGGTCTTGAGGTTCTCGGTCGTGCCGAACGATGACCGAGCGGGGCCGCTGGTAATCATCTGGCAGGCGAACGGGGGGAGGACGGCGAAGCGGAACCCGCCCTGCGGCCCGCCCTCGACCTCCATCGACGGCATGTTCCCTGCGGCTGGGGTATCGGTCTCGTCCAGCGCGGTTGCGGCATCGCCGAGCAACTCGTAGATGTCGGCGTCGTTCGGGCCGAGGCCGATCGCGTACGTCCCGAGAACGTTGTCCGCAGCGCAGCCGGCCTTCATCGCAGCCGCGATGATGGAGTCACGCGTCTTCTTCAGCTCGTACGTCGCGTCCGATGCCTGCTGGGCCACGTAGTCCGGCAGCACCTGGCGCTGGTCGAGCTTGTTGGTGATGAACGCGAATCGCTTCTGGTACTCGATCGGGATCTCCTGCGCAGCAAGCACGAGGTTCTCACCCGTGAACGGAATGCCGCGCACGTAGTTCTCGACCGTGACGTGCGAGGTGGAGACCACCTTCACCACGTCACCGGCCGATCGGATCTCCCCCTCGTACTCGCGGGTCGTGAGGCCCTGGAACACGAGCGGGGTACGGACCATCGCCATGATGTCCGGTGCCCAATAGGTGGGGATGCCAGCGGCACTCCCGACGGAATCGCTGTAAGTCATGGTGTCCCTTTAAGACGCCCTTGCTACGGCTGCTTCGCCCTCCATGCCCGCCACTTCGCCCGCTCGGGCTCCGGCAGGTAGGAGACTTCGCCAGTCGTCATGCGGGCGAACCTTTCGTCGTCTGTTGCAGAGGGCGCACCGTTCGGGGCCGCAGGCGGGGAGTCGGATCGCTTGGCCGCGAGGTCGCGCGCCTTGATCTCCGCATCCGCCAGCCGCTGCACTTCGGCGTTGATGTCGCCGCGCAGCTTCGATCCCTCGGGTACGTCTGACAGGGAGACCTCGGAGAGCGTCCGGGTACGGGTGGCGTCACGGACGGACAGGAGCATGCGAGACGCGAGGTCGTCGATGCCCGTTGGGTCGTCCTTGAACTTCGACAGCGCCTCATCGATCAGCACGCGGTCGGCGATGCTGAACTCGTCAGCCGTCGCCTTGATCCACGCCTCGCCGATGTTGCCCAGCGCGTCCTGGTGCGCGAGATGGGATAGGACGTTCAGCCCCCCCAGGTCGTTCGCATCCACGTCCGCGGGGTCGATGCCGTGCTTCTGGAGGAAGCGGGCGGTGCGCCGCTGGACGTTCTCGGCGGTGCCGAGCTTCTTGCGCTGTTCGGTCTCGTACTTGTCGCGCTCGCTCTTGCGCAGGCGCTCTTCGAGACTCAACCCGTCGCCGTTCTTGCGTTCCCGCAGGTGGGCGAGCAGATCGTCATCGGAGAAGTCGGCCAGCGAAGGGGTCTTCGGAGCATCCGTGTCCGCCACCCCGGCGGGATCACCAACCTGACCCTCGACCACGACCGGGACGACAGGCGTCTCGATCGGAGCGGGATCGGCTACTGGTGCATCCACGGGATCGGCAACGGCCGCAGCCTCAGCCATCTACGTGTTCTCCCCATCAAAGCCGGGACACGACGAAAAGCCCCCGACGGCTGACCGCTTGCGCGATCGCGTCAGGGGCTTCTACGAGTGGCCCGGTTCCCTAGTTGATTAGAAGTATGGGCGTTTGTGCCGAATCTTCAAGCGGGCATGAAGAAGCCCCCGATCGCTCGGAGGCTTCTCGACGTGCCGCACTTATGAATCGCCGTGAACGACGACTACGGCGCGTTAGCTGATGGAACCCGGCGCCTTGGCGACTTGATGTTCGGCGAACATGCGCTCAGTATACCGCGCTAGTCCTTCCACCGCAGCGGTTCGGATGGCTGCTTCACCACCTTCAACTCCCCGAGGTGGAAGTGCAGTTCCCAGCAGCCGGTCTTGCCCTCTTTCTGGAAGGCCTCCAGTGCTTCCTCGACCTTTGGAGGGAGCGCGTTACCCACGTGATCCCTCGATCACAGCGCGTACGTCAGGAGATGGGTGGAACAGCCGATCGCGCTCGGGGAGGCGCGATTCCTTGTCGAGCAGATCAGCGGCTTCCTTGAGGTGTTCAAGCGCCCACTGGTCTTCACGCGCGTTCCGCACCTGTCCGTAGACCGTGCTGACGGGGAGTTTGTCTACTGTGTCCTCAGCCATCGTGACGGACTGCGCCTCGGAGAGCCCAGCACGGCGGAACTCGCCCTTGAGGTAGTCCACCTGTCGTTCACGCCACTGCCCGTAGGTGCCAGCGTCGCCGCTCATCTCGGAACCGAACGCCTGTGACACCTCCTGCCACGACTGCGTGCGGTGCGCTTCCAACTGGTCGGCGGGCTTGAGATCCTCGTACTGCCCACGCTCCACCCGCTCGCGCGGTGTGAGGCGGCTAGCGCGGCCACCGAGGAAGCCCTGCCCGATGCCACCAGCAACCTCGGCCGCACCTTCAATGGCGGTGTCGGCGCCCGCGGTCTCGATAGCGGACTCGGCGAGGTCGGGGGCGGCGAACGGGACGATGCGCCGCAGGATGTCCTTCTGGCCCTCGGGGGAGTCGAGCGTGAGCTTGTTCCCATCGAAGTCCTCTCCGAACACGAACCAGTCGAGGCCGGCGGAGGCCAGCGGGCCGGTGATGATCGAGCGGAGGCGGTCGAGTGCCTCTTTCGGGTCACCAGTGGGGTTAGTGGCGAGCGAGGTCAGACCGATCGCGAGGCCCAGCGTGGCGTCCACCGGGCCGAGCAGCGACCAGTCGCGGTTCGCCACGTTCATGACGCGCATGAAGTTCGGGTTCTTGTACTCCGCCTCGCGGGGGTCGAACGTCGGGCCGTTCTTGCCGCTGAACGGGCGGAAGTCGGTCTCCTCGCCGTGGAGGTAATTCGCAGCGATCGTCGCGGTGGTGCCGAAGGCGATGTAGCGCCCCACGAGACGGCGGGCGAGTTGGCGCTTGCGCGGGTCGGCAGATGCCAGCTGCCCCAGCGTCCGCACGCGGGCAGCGAGGTAGCGCGGCGCGAAGTTCAGCGCCTCTCCCCAATCGCCGAACGCCCGCTGTGGCGTCCAGCCCGTCGCGCGATTCGCAGATTCGGCGATCTTCTTGAGTTCGGCCGCGTCCAGCGTCCGGCCGGCGAGCAGTGACTCCTCGGCGAGCGTGTCGGCGAGTTCCAGGCGCATCGTGTCGCCCGCGACGCCGAATCCACGGTCAGCGCGCTTCACCAGCGACTTCGGGACGGCGAGTGCCTGCTTCACACCCGGCGCGTTGGTGACGGCCTCGACTGCGGCGGGCATCTTGCGCCCCACCTTGAACTCCGTACCCGACTCAGCCAGCCGGAGCCCGCTGGCGGCCCAGCGTTCGGTCGTCGGGAGCCCCTTCTGCGCGGCCTTCGCGTCGAAGCGCATGAGGTAGTCGCCCAGCACCTCGTCACCGGAGTTCAGCCACGCGCGCGTCGAGGCGTTGGCGGACCGGCCGAAACCCACAGGATCCGCCACGGAGCCGATCGCGTTCTGGATGCCGAGGTATGACATCTCGCCGGTCGCCTGCACACCACGGGCGACCGAGTTCACCGCGCGGAGGGACGCGCCCATCTGTCCCGGCTGGACGTTCTCGCGCTGGAGGATGCGGGCGGCCTCGTCTGCCATCTCCCACGGGAACGAGTACGCCTCCAGACCACGGAGGGGGATCGATCCCTGATCGCGGGGCGTCGAAGCGGCGAGTTCCTGCGCTCGCTGGTAGCGCGGCTTGATCGCATCGAGTTCGGCACGGAACGCGGCGACGGCATCCTGCGTGGCCTTGCGGCGCTTGGCGGTGCCAACGAGCCGCCCCGTGGCGAGCTGTTCCAGTTCCAGCAGATCGCGCTCGGCCGCGCTTAGTGCGGCACCGGAGTCCGTGATGCGCTCACTCGCGCGGGCAGTCTCACGCGCGGCGCGCTCCTGAGCGGTTTCGCGCACCGTCTGGTTGCGGAGCGTCTGGAGGCGACCCGCGATGCGCTGCCGCAGGGCGTCCACCGTGCCGCGCAGTTCCGGGTCGAGGCGGTCGGCACGCGACTCCGCGAGGCGCTTCCCGCTCTCGTCCACGCGGGTCAGGAAGTAGTTGGCGGTGTGCCGGTCGAGCGCGCGGTTGCCGGAGCCCTTGACGTAGGACTCCAGCGATTCGTCGATCGGCGTGTACTTGTACCCCGCATCGATGCCCTCGGCCTCGCTGGCGAACGTGGCGGACTTCTCGAAGCCCTGCTTGCCCGGTCGCCCACCGCCACGCGCGACGCGCTGGGACGCGATGTCGGCCAGTTCGTCGGTCTCGGCGTTGCCGCGCGGAATGTAGAAGCCGCCCTCCATGACATCGGGGCGGGAGCCGAACTTGATGCTGGACGGCTTGCCGGTGATCTGCGTCTCGGCCGTCACCACCTCGTCCAGTGCCTGCCGGTACGGGGCCACGAGGTTACGCACGCTCTCCAACGCCTGACGCTGCTGGTCTGTGAGATAGGGGGCGTAGCGGGGGTAACGCGCTGCCACGTCGCGGAGCGTGGGGGCACCGGGGACGGTGGGGTCGATGCCCGCAAGCGACTTCACCCGTCCCGTGTCGTCGAGGTCGAACCCGGCGCGCTTGATAAGCGTGCGGGCCTGCGCGGTGACGCGGGTCGCCTGGTTCGTGACCGCCTGCCGCGCCTCGTCCCGCACCCGAAGCGCGGGGGTGACGATCGGGTCGTCGGGACGGAATCGACCTTCCGTGCCGACACGCTCAAGGATGCCGCGCTGCGTCCCCTCCTGCACATCACCGACGCCGAACAGACGGCGCAGCGTGGGAGGCGGCTCGTAGCGTGCACCACCTGCAACATCGTCCGCAACATCTGTTGCAGCGCGAGCGTCGTCATCCCCGACGTTCTTGATGCCCATGCCCAGCGCCCCACCGGCACGCCCGTACGCGGCCCCCGTGGCGACCTGGCCCGCGATGTTCAGTCCGAGGTCAGCCGCGCCCTGCCACGACTCGGGTAGCTTCTCCACGAGGGGCTGCGCGGCCTCGACGGCCAACCGCCCACCGACCGCCTCCGTCACCGCGCGGGCCGCCGTCACGCCCTTGCCGATGGGGATCCAGTTGACCGGTCGGGTGATCTCCTGCGTGACGGGGTTGTCCGGGAGGCCGAGCGCGGATGCATACGGCGAGGTGGCGAGTTCCGCCCCCACCCCGGCGACACGACCGAGGTTCGCGAGCGATTCCCCGGCACCCGCCTGCGAGATGTTCCGGTCACCGAACCCCGCGGCCATGCCAGCGAGCCGCGAGCCCAGCCCCGGGTCGCCCGTGCTGGGTGTGGGTGCGACTGGCCCCATCGGTCCGAGTGGACCGTATCCGTTGTCGAGCGGCTGAGGCGCGAGGTCGGTTCCCGCACGCTGTCGTGCCAGTGTGGCGGCTGTAGCGGTGGTGTCGATCGTCATCTGCGACGGCAGTTCCCCGCGCTGGATGCGATAGGCGTCCACCTGTGACACCTCGTCGGGCGTGGCGAGGTTCAGCTCGGGGTAGAGGCGCTTCTGCTCCTCGTTCCTCGCGTCGTACCAGCGGCGGGGTTCAGCCCAGCCCATCAGCCAGTCCTCCGCGCCCCACCGGCAGCGGCCGTGATGCCCTGCGGAGTCGCGAGACGGGCGCGGCGCAGGAACAGGTCGATCGGCGTGCCGGACTGGAGCGCCTGGAGCGATCCGCCGAGTTCCTGCACGAGCGGGTCAGTCCCGGGGGCGCTCACCTCGACGGGCGTGGGGGCGCGGCCGATGCGTTCGTACGGCGTGCCGGTCAGGGCGCGCTTGAGGGCATCCGAGAGGAACCCGCGTGACCGCTGGTCGCTGCCGAGGTTGCCCGTCCCGAAGATGTTTCCCTCGCTGAACAGTCCCCCATCGGCCATCGCACCGATCCCCATGCCGGACATGTCGACCGCGGGTGAGGCCTGCTTCTTCTTGCCCTTCTTCCCCTCCGTCGCACTGCGCAGGAAGTTCTTGACCTGCGCGTGCGGGATCACCAGCGCCTCGCCCGGCCCGAGCGGGATGTGGAGCTCCGGCCCCTGCTCGTCGCCCATGTACGCGCCCTGCGCCATGCCTCCCTTGGCGAAGTTCTGGACAGGCGTGTCGGGCGAGAGGGAGTCGAGCAGCGCCTGGAAGTCGGACTCGCTGACGCTGTACCCCGTTCCCGAGCTGCCGTCGTCGAACGAGGTGTCGGGGGTCTCGATGTAGGTCAGATCCTGGAACGGGTTGTCCTCCTGGGGCGTGTAGTTGTAACCCGGCATCTGCGAGACGGTCGTGGGCAGCGGAGCCTGGTTGGCCGTGCCGGGTCCGATGCTGCTGCCCGCGGCAGTACCGAGTTGCGTGTACGTCTGGCCCGGACTCTGCATCACGCCCTGCTGGGTCTGCTGGAACGGAGCGGCGATCTGCGGACGAGACGGAGCCTGGATCGGGGTCGCGGACAGGAAGTTCGGCCCCTTCGCCACCTCGTCTCGCTGACCAAGGAGCGTGTCGAGCGGGACGAGCGATTCGTCGGTGAAGAAGTCCTGCCCGCCGGCGAGTCCGGCGTCGAGACCGCCGCCCGACCCCTGCAAGGCGAGCAACTGGGCCGCGAGCTTTCCCCGCGACCCTGCGTCCTGCGCGGTCGTGCCGATGTCACGCGCGAGCGACTGGCGGCGGTCGAGGTTCGCCTCGGTGCGCCGCTGGTTCTCGAGGTCGACGGACATCTGCTGCGTGGCGTTGAACTGCGCAACACCGATCTGCATCTGGTCGTACGACTGGTTCAGCGTCAGGAGGTCGCGCTGCTGGTTCCAGATCTGCGCCTGCGTCGCCTGGGCGTCGCGGGAGTTCTGCTGCTGCGTCTCGACGGCGAACTTGTTCTGGAGGAACGCGAGGTTGGCGTCCGCCTGGGCCGCCTGCGTGCGGTTCTCCTGCAACCGCGCGTCCATCTCGGCCTGCTGCTGAGACAGCGCCGCCTGCTGGGCCGCTGCCTGGGCGTCCCGTGTCTTCTGGTTCTCCTCCGCCGTGAACGCCTGCTGCGCCCCGAGGTCGGGGTCGCTCGACCGACCCGCGGCAGGCGCGTACGTGACCGGCCCCACATCGATGTCGTAGCGCCCGGAGGCGGGGTTCCACTGCATGATCCGGCCGCCGACGTTGGCCGTGTCCGCGCCGCGAGCGTTGTTCACGGCCTGCGGCTGGGTCTTCGGAACCGGCATGTACGGCGTGCCGTCGAGCAGGAACGCCCGTCCGCCAGACACAACGAATGGAACCCCCAGCCCGTCGTACTGAACGGTGGACGAACCTCCGCCGCCGGAACCCTGCGCCTTCGCCGCGTTCGCCCCCGTGGGGTCGTTCACGTCCAGCACCCAATCGGCTCCGGGAGATGCGGACGCCATGCGGACTTCGCCGGTGGTCTTGTGGAGGTAGCGGAACATGGGTCACACCTTCCCGGTGTACGGCGGGGTCGCCGTGATGTCCTTCTCGTACTGGTCATCGTAGGACTTCGCCAGCGCGGGGTTCACGACGCGCAGCGAGTCCATCTCAGACACGCCCTGCACCGGCCGCACCATCGCCTGATACGCGAGGATGCGCTGCTGGCGGTCAAGGTCTACGTCGCCATACACCCGGCCGTCCACCTGGAGCATCTCGGCCGTGCCCTGCGCGATCCGCATCACGAAGTCAGTGGCCCAGTCCTCGATGTCGGTCAGCATCTCGTAGGAGAGCGGGTTTGACATCACGCCACCCCCATCTGCTGCGGGAGCGTCTGCGCCATCCCGATGCCGGGAGCCCGCTGACCGGCTGCGTTCGCGAGGCTCACGTCCCCGCCCCCCGCAACGATCGGCGTGGGCTGCTGACCCGATCCAGCCATCATCCCGGCCTGCTGGGCCTGCATCGTCATGTCCTTCGCGGTCGCACGCGCGGCGTTCGGGCTCCACTGCGTCAATTCGACCGCCAGCCGCCCCATCACACGGTCCCGCACCATCTGGAGCACGGGGCCAAGCTGCGGCTGGCCCTGCTGGGGCGTCAGCAGCATGGAGTCCGCGACGATCTGTCCGTAGGACTGCACCGTGGCGGCATAGGCGTCAGGCTCACGCGCGTAGACCTCCATGTACTCCTCACGCGTGATCAGCCCGTCGCGGAGCTTCGCCTGCCCAACCTGGTCGAGCACGATCAGGTCTTCACCAGAGTTGAGGTCGATCGAGACTTCGATCGAGTCGGTCAAGTCCTTCGGGTCGAACTCGATCAGGTACTTGGAGTCCCGCTGATCCTTGCGATGCCCGGGAGCCGACCAGAAGACAACCGGAACGTCCAGTTGACGCATCCAGCCATTCCACATGAGGTGGATCTGTGTGATGCCGTACGCGAGGTTCTTCGCCGGCTGGTCGAGCTTCGTCTGCGCCTGCTTGATCAGCTGGTGCACCTGCCACGCCGGGGCGTTCGCGCCCGCCGCACCCTCGGTGATCTGAGCGGGCATGTAGTGGTCGATGCGGTCCAGCATGATCTTGATCGCATCGTTCAGATCCTCCGCCGGGATCTGGATCGGCACCACGTCGCCGGGGTACATGGCGATCTGCGTCGGGTCGAGGCCGGGCGTCGGGGCGCTCTTCGGGCTGGACGGCTCCCCCTCCTCGGCGGCGTCGATGAACTTCTGGTCTACGTTCGTCGCGACGAAGCGCGGAGTGCCGTTGAAGATGCCGACGTTCGACCGGAGTGTGAGGAGCTGGTTCGCGCTTGGGATGATCCCGAACAACTGGTCGAGCGGCGTCATGAACTCGTAGTCCGGCAGGTCGATGTCGCCCCGCACGCAGGGGATCTCGACCAGCGGGCAGACGGGCTGCCCACCGATCATCGCGCCGTGCTTGCCGCGCCAGATTTCCTTCCCGCCCACCACGTCGTTCGGCCCGCACACCAGGTACACGAGGTCTTCGCGGTCGACGCACGTGATGAACGTGAACGAGGTGGGCCGGTTGATGCCGGCGTAGTAGCCCAGCGGGCCACCGACCGTGAGCCCGCCGATGATCTCGCCCTTCGCGTTGGTCGTGAGGCTGTAGTCCTCGGGCGCACCCTCGTAGGTCGAGTCGTTCCGTGCCGCCGCCATCGCCCACGGGGTGCCGGGGCCGAAGCCCGTGCTCGGCACCTCCTCGACCACCGCGCCCCACTTGAGGCCCTCGAGGTCCTTCTCACGCAGCACCATGTCGCGGGGCAGGGCGCGGAGCATGAACAGCCCGCGGCCGGCGACCTTGTTCTGCTTCATCGCCTCCTTGCGCCGGTTGGCCCACAGGTCGGCGCTCTCGGCGTAGACCATCTGACCCGTCCTGGGGTGGGCCACGCGAGACGGGGCGAGCTCGCCTTGCCGTACCAGCGTGCCGATCTCGTCGTCCGAGAGGTCGGGGTAATAGATGCGGTCGGGGAGACCAAACGCGAGGTCGCGCGGCAGGGTCAGGACGTACGCCACGCCGCCCAGCACCATCGCCTGCCCCGCCCGCTGGTACTCACCCTCCCCGCCCGAGACCGCGCACGCTTCGCGGAACAGCTCGGAGTGCAGTCGTTCCTCCTCGCCAGCGGTGCGGCCCATCGTCTTCGTGATGGCGGGCTTGGAGTTGATCGGCGTGACCTTGAGCACCGGGGCGTTGCCCGTCAGGCGCCCGGTGTAGTTCTGCACCGCCTCGGACGGCTCGCCCAGCACGGGACGCAGGAGCATGGCCTGCTCGTCGTACGGCGCGATCACGTTCGTGCCCGTGCCGTTGCCCGTCAGGTTGTCCCCGATGATGCGAGACACGAGGTTGCGGCGGACGAACATCCGGTCGTTGACGTTGCGATACGCCATGCGGGTGTACTGGAGCTTGAGCAGCAGATCCTTCGTCTTGGTGTTGGGACGATCCGCGATGGCAACCATCAGGCGCTCACCTCTCGACGCGCTGCTTCTACCAGTCGGGCGAACAACCCCTTCGGCGGTGCTTCGATTTCGCCACCTTCACATGCGGGAATCACCGTGATGCGCGCCGTCCGAGACCCGCAGGTTGACTCGACTACTGCCTGGTCGGAGCCCACCGCAAAGGTCAACCAGTAGACGATCCGCATATCAGCCTGTATTGCTTCGTAAAACCACTGCGGAACCAGTAACTCGTGGCTGTGCGCAGTGCCGCAGCGTGACGCTAACGCGTCGCGCACCTGCTGAGCGATGCGGATCGCATCGTCGTCACCGGGGCCTAACCCGACGGATGTCGCCGCGGGGAGTTCGATCAGATCGATGTCGCTCATGCCGTCACCGCTTTGTGCGACCGCTGGTGAGCCACGATGCCCGCTCGGGTGGGGCTGGTGCGGTCGCAGTCCGGGCACCGGTGGAGCGGGGCAAGCGTTCCATCGTCCTGTATCTCGTACTGCGGCGCGTCGGAAAGCGGTTCGATGATCGCAACGCCATCGGTCGTATCGCCGACGACCTGATACCGCGGTGGGGCGCCTGAACCATCGGCGATCGAGCCCTGCTGCACGGCGTGGACGACGTTCGCGTAGGCCGGGTCTGCCCTGGCATCCGCCATGAAGCGGTCGATCTCCTCAAAGGACATCCGAGATCTGGTGGCAACGGGTACTGCGTCGGCCTCCAGCGCGTCCAGTTCCACATCGCTCATCCCTGGCTTCCCGCCCGGGACGCGAACCCAGCGGGGCCAGTACCGCTTAGGTACGCAGGCCTTCCAGTGCGGCGAATTCTCCACGTCTGGGAACGCTCCGCAGGTTGGGCAGCGGCGGTTGCCACGTTGGTTGTAGAGCGCCATTACAAGGCCCTCCCCGTCGCGCGGAACGCAAAGACGATGGCGGACTTGATGTATACCGACACCGGGACGGGGGTGTAGTCATTGAACGCGCGGTACTCGGCGACACGGCCGTTCAGCCCGTCGTTGAAGTCCGCATAGAGGTGGCGGGCGGTGGGGTACGTGGAACTCATCCCTATTTCGCCTTTCGTGCGAGGGGCTGATTGGTGTTGGCAGCGCGCTGGGGGAGTCGTGCCGGTGTGACCGGGAAGCCGTCAGCCTCCTCGTGCATGTAGCGGTCCGCGTCGGCGGTGTCGTCGTCGCGCTTGAGCGGCACGCCTGGGACACGCTTGTTATCGTCCGGCTGGTCTTGCCAGCGGTACTTGCGCATCATTTCGTACCAGCTGCCCCCGTTGAGGCGTAGTCCGTCCAGCGAGGGGATCTCCAGCAGATCCTCGGTGAAGTAGGATGACCCGTTCTTCATGCGGTCACGGACGAGGGTGATCCCCACATCGACCGAGTCAGCGCCACCGTGCGAAGGCTCGACTCGGAACCCCATTCCCGAAGCCAGGGAGATGCCAAAGGACTGGCTCTTGTCAGCACGCCACATGACGCGCCGCGCCATCTTCGCCTCGATACCCCGCATCCACGACACGAGGTTCTCGTGCACCTTCGCCCCGGCGTCCTCGAAGTGCGCGAACCTGATGAGCTTGTTGTCGGGGGTCAGGCCCGCAACCACGCCGGAGGTCTTGTGCGCGTTGTCGTTCGCGCCGCCGAAGTCCAGTCCGCCCACCAGTTTCGTGAACTGCGGGAGGGCGCCGTACCACTGGAGATGCATCCCTAGTTCCTTGTACACGGCCCCGGCGGGGACCTTCGGGAACTTCCCCCGCACCTTCGACTGGTAGACCGCAGAGTCCTCGCCCCACGCCTTCTTGCGCTCCTCAACCCACGTGGGGGAGATGAGCATCGGACGGATCTCGTCTGGCACGTCCTCGTCCGTGAAGTTCGGGGACGCGAGCCCGTCCACGTCGATGACGTGCCAGTCCGTGCCCCGCTCGCAGTTCCGCGCGAACTCAGACAGTGGGGTGTCCGGGTTGCCGATCGCCAGGATGCGGCAGCCCTCGTTGGTAGCGAGGGTCTCGGCGGCATCCCACAACTGCTTCGGGATGCCGCAGGCCTCGTCAAGGATGACCAGCACGTAGCGCGCGTGGATGCCCTGGAACGCGCTCTCGTCGTAGTCCGCTGGCTTGCGGCCGAACGCGACCATCTCGTTGCCGATGTGCCACTCGGTCTGGTTCACACGCCCCGGTAGACCGCCCTTCGCGTGTGCGCGGTTGATCTCGCGCCAGAGGATGGCGCGCACCTGTGCGAACGTGGGGGCCGTGGTGACGACGAATGCCTCGCCGGCCGGGTGTACCGACAGCCACCACGCCGCGAGACGGGCCGCGATGAAGCTCTTGCCGGTGTCATGGGCACTCGGGACGGCTGTGTGACGGTTGTCACGAACGGACAGCGCGATCTCTCGCTGCTTGCTCCACGGAAACTCGTGGAGCACCTCGGAGATAAACCCCACGGGGTCTTGGACGTACTTCGTGAACCGGGAATGCGCCTTGCGCTTCTGGAGCACCGCGAGCACGCCCAGCAGCTCTGGGGATGGCGGCGCTGCGGTCGTCACGCGCCCACCTTGCCCTTCGCGATGGCCTCAGCCTCGCGCACGGCGGCATCCATCTCGGCGTCTGACAGCCCCCACTCCTGCCCGAGCCGGTGGATCAGGGTGATGTCGATCGTCTCCTTGAACATGCCCAGGATCTTCGCGAGGGAGTCCAGCGCGCCCTTCTTGGACTCCAATTCCAGCGCGACCGTCTCCTCGATGATGGGTTCGGCGTTCTTCTGCGGGATGGTTCGGCGGACGTGCGTGACCTTCTTGACCGCGCTGCGCTGAACCCGCGTGAGCTTGCGAGAAGGGGTGAACTGGACGCGGCCCTCTTCGTCCCAATCCACGAGGTCGCCGATGTCCACGAACGCCATATTGGCGAGCGCTTCGGTCACGTCGGCGGCGCTCACCACAGCCCGCTCGGCGACCGCCACAGCACCTTGAGCGATTCCTAGTGCGATCGCAGTGTGCTTCTCAAGCTTGTGCGCGTTGGCCGAGATTGCCGCAGCTGACATGCGGGAGGCGTCGTATGCCGTGCGGTACGCCTCGGACTTGCCGAGCCCGGACACGCGAGCGTCGCGGTACGCCGCCTGCTTGGAGGTGAGAGTTCGCGCCATATGCCAAGTGTGGCAGGACTGGCCGGATCTTCAAGCGCCTATGCAGATGCTCGGTTACAGATCCTTCCCCGTCGCACGCTCCGTTTGCGGATTAGAGCTTCGCGACAGGGTCGCTTACCCCTCTGGGACGCCAGTACAGCCTCATGATCTCCGCGCGGTTCAGTTGCGTCTCCCGCCACATGCGGTAGTCCATGTTCGTGCTGCCCTCGGCGAGCGCGGCGTCATACTCGGCACGCATCGCGGTCTCGCGCGCGGCCGTCAGCACGTCGTACGGCTCAGACTTCTTCTTGAACGGCCACATCAGCGCCCCTCCCCTTCCTTGTTACAATCCCGACCGTAGCTGGTGCTCATCTTATGTTCCTTTCACGCTACGTCGTAGCGTCTCATCCTCTTGGCGGTGTGACGGTCTGGCTTGGGGATCCGTCTCGTGTCCTCGATGATCTCGAGGGGGGTCAACTGGCCTTCGTAGCGTCTGAATCCGCATTGGACGCAGACCCAGTCGGTCGTGTGGTCCTCCTGGGGTTCAGTAGCTAGTCTTCCATGACCTTTAGGACAGAACATCAGATTTGATCTCCGCCATCAGGGCGGGCGCGAACGCGCCGCGAACGTCCGTTGTTTGTGTGACGTGAATTCCCACACCGTTGCGGATCACGCGCCTACCACCACGCCCGTAGCGCCCTCGACGCGATCATTTGGAAACACCAGTCCGAGACCGTGACGGGTTGCCAATTCCCCCATCCCAACCCACTCGCCATCCACACAGGAGCACACCCTGCCGCCGGTTCCTGACGGGCTTCCGGGAACCACACCGAGGCAACGCTGGCATATTTCCGCGACTACCCCAGCCGAGTAATCGAGGCAGTACCGCTCGTGCACCGCTCGGCGGTACCACCGGAGCACGTCGTCGGGCCAACCACGGTGCGCAGCAAGATCAGAGCGGTCAGCGCACCCCAACGAATGACGATGAATTTCAATTCCATCGCGGAACATTTCGCGGGCGCGCCCGCGATGCACCTTCGTCCATCGCGGCTTCTTAGCCACTTTGCTCACTGGTGCAGCCTCCCGGTACGCTCCCAGCTGCCACCACGCCGAACGGGCGGCTTGAGCAGCTGGGCATCCTTGCGCTTGCACGCGTCGCACACGCCCGACCGCCCGACGCCGTGCCCCTTGCACCGGAACGCCTCGCACACCCGGCACTTCGACACCGCACGGTCAGGGCAGCGGCGCGTCCCGCACGGCTCGTCCGACCAACGCAGCCCGCACCCTGAGCACGTGTAGAGCGAGACATCGTCGGAACCACGCATCGGGGTCGGGACGACAGCGCCGCCGTAGCACCGGGGGCACGTCATGCCGCACCTCGCGTACGAATGGGATTGGCCATGACGTTCCGTAGGCTCCGCGCGCGCGCTTCCATGCGCTCCAGCACGACCACCGCACCCGTCACCGCCACCACGGCCGATGCCACAGCCTGAATGATGCGCTCGACCGAGTCCTCGAGTTCCCGCAGGGCGCGCTCGTCCTCGCGGAGATCCGCGTACGGCTTGTACCCGTCCATCACCACGTTGACGAGGTGTGCCGAGTCCCGGTCAGCGACCATTCGGCGGCGGACCGTGCTCCAGGCGTGGTGGACGGTGGAGCCGTCCCGACCGATCAGGTCACCGATGCGCGGCAGTTCCCACCCCACCTCACGGAGTGCGTAGCACAACACCTGCCGCGGCCACGCGAACCGGGGCTCCTTGCTCCTGCCAAGGATCGATTCCCGTGACACGTCGAACGTGGTGCAAACGCGCGCCATGAAGTACTCGAACTGCTCGCTCCGGGGGATATTCGCGCTGTCGGATTTCATTCGACCCCCCGGTGGATCAGGTGCTCGTACGCACCGGCTGGGACGGGCTGGAGGTAGCCGCGCGGTGGCCTGGTGATCGGCGTCGGGGCGCGCTCTGCGGCGTACCCGGACTCGCGTTTGAGCCAGTCCCGCACCCCACGGCGCTTGTCCACCCACCGCAGCGAGCTCTTGTGGTTCAACGCCCGCTCAACCTCGTCCCGCACCTTCTGGGCCGTGAACGTCCCTGTGAACTCCTGCACAAGCTCATCGATGAACCCCTCGTCCACCGGCAAGTGCTGGCGCGGCCCCCGCTTGCGGGGGGCAGGGGGGTTCTGATCTGGGATCTCTTCTTTCTTCTCTTTCTCTTCTTCTCTTTCTTTCTGGTTAGGCAACTTGCTAGCGGTTTGCTTGGCTTCGTCCAAAGCAACTTGCTTAGCGTTTGCTTCGGCAAGTGCTCGCGCTTTGCCACCGCGTGACCCAGCTTCCGCGCGCTTCACGCTCAACTCGTCAGCATCTTGTTTCGACCGCTGGTGCGCGAGGTAGTCGTGGATGCGCCATCCCTCGCCATCGACCTCCCACAGCCGCGAGGTGACGAGCTCTGCAGCGGAGCGCGTCCACTTGCGAGGCTTCGCCACGACGAGAGGGATACGCCCGTCCGTGAGCACGCCGGCGCAGTAGCACAGTGCCTCGACGTGGGCGCGGAACGCGCGGTCGGACAGGCCGATCACCTTCGGGTGCTCCGGCATCCGGTCGTCCAACTTCACCCACGTCATCAGTGCACCCCCTCCGTATT